ATAAAGCCTTTCTGCAGATATTCTTTTAAGGTATTGTTTGCCCATTGTCGGAACTGTGTGCCGCGCGGTGAACGGACACGGAAACCGACAGCAAGAATGACATCAAGACTATAAAAAGCTACTGGCTTATCCGAATTTGCAATTTGCATAAAACGCAAATTGCTTTTTTCTTCAATTTCGTTTTCATCGAAAATGTTAGCTATATGGCGCGATATTGTAGAAATGTTTTTAGTAAAAAGTTCAGCTATCTGTGCCTGCGTCAACCATACAGTTCCGTTATCGGCATAAAGTTTAATTTCAGCTTTGCCGTCTGCAGTGTTGTAAATAATAATGTCTGCCATGTCTTCATTCCTCGCTTTCAAAATCTATTATCCTAAACTCTCCGCGTCTTCTGCCGTTTTGTGCAACGATATAACACGCATATCTTGTCAGCTCGAAATCCTTTACACTTCTCGTGGCGTTTTTTCCTAAAGTTAACATTTTCGTGACCTCACGAAGATGATATTTTACGTCTATTTGTGCGTTTTGAATAGACGTGAGAGCTTTTGTTATAGCATTATAGAAATTTTCCCAACCATTATAACCGAATAAAGTCATTATCTCGCGTGCAGACCAATATTCAACACCACTTTCATCTACATGAGCCAGTTCATCGAATTTGCTTTTTAATAAAGAAATCTCTTGCTTATCCATAATAAAATCACTCCTTTAAAAATTTGATTATCCTAAACTCTCCACGTCTTCTTCCGCCTTGTGTTGGAGTTTGGCCAGTTTAACATCTATAATATCGTCAATTTCTTCCTTGCCGTCAGCCTTCCGCTGGCGGTATTTTTTTATTTTTTAGGTTTATCGAGCTGCTTGATACTTTCGCTTGGCGTAGGCAATTTCTCTGGCATTGTACCGCCGAGTTCTTCAATAGTTTTGCGAACGGTACGACCAACTTCGTAATGCACTTTGTTGGCAGCTTCTTTGCTACTGATATTCTCACGGCGCAGTTTGTCTTCTGCCTGCGTGATGCGGAACAGGTTCGCACCGAGTTCCACACTGCCCATGTGGTCTAAAATCTCTTGATTAGGTTTAAGCTTCTTGCGACGTTTTATATCGCCAGCGGTTTCACCGCCATAAAGTCCCATGTAACCGCTATTTTGAAATTTGGCGAAGTCAAGGTTCGTTTTTACGCCTGCGGCAAAGGCTGCATCAGCGAGAGCAACGTTATGCTGTTTGATATTATTTCGTGCTTCAATGCGAGCGTCTATTTCTTTGTTGAAAGCTTCTGCTGCTTCAAGGTCGTGGATATGGTCCGCACCGAGTTGCGCGAGCCACTGCTTGAATGGTTCGGCTTTAGGTGAGGGGATAGATTGGATAATACGCAGAATACCTTCTGTATTTGCGGTGTCAGTGAGACGCATTTTCCCGTCTTCTGCAAGCAATTTCAACCTGTGACAATTCGTCACGGTTTCATTACCTTCTGCTTTCATTCTTTGCTTTAGTTTGCGCCAATAAGCTGATTTATCTGCACTGTCGGTCAATGCACCGACAACATCGACAACAGAAAAGAACCATTCTCCGGCTTCATCGTTCCAAATGGAGCGAATCTGCGCACTCTGAAACAATTTTACATCTTTCATGTCTTCATTCCTCGCTTTCAAAATATATTATCCTAAACTCTCCACGTCTTCTTCCGCCTTGCGCTGGAGCTTGGCTAGCTTAACATCAATCAAATCGTCAATTTCTTCCTTGCCGTCAGCATCCAGCTGGCGGTATTTTTTTATGTGTGTTTCTTCCTGCTGGGTGAGGGAGAGAGAGGGGGAAGGTGCATTTACTGTTACTAGCTGATTACTGTCGAGCATTGGCAATAAAGTATCGATTGTAACGCCAGTAACTTCAGCTATTTTGTTTAAAGTTTCTATTGTTGGCGCGAATGCTTTACCTGTTGTGGGATTAATCCCTTTTTCTAGAATGGAAATATATGCTCGACTTAAATTGCATTTTTCGCCAAAAGCTTGCATTGATAAACCCTGACTTTTTCTATATTGTTTTACGTATTCTCCGATAGTCATGATGGAAGCCTCCTTATAATGTCAACTAGATTATACATTAAGCAAAGAAAAATGTCAAATACAGTTGACATCAAGAAATAAATCTAGTATACTAGACACAACAGAGATAGAAAGGAGGAAAAAGAATGCTTTATAATATTCGTAAGATTAGACAAGAAAACTGTATGACACAGGATGAATTGGCTAAAAAGGCTAATATTTCGCGTGCTACTATCATTAAATTGGAAAGTGGCGAAGAGATGGAGGTAAAAATTAGCACTTTAGAAGCTCTTGCTAATGCTCTTAATTGTTCCGTATCTGCTTTTTTAATGCAATAAATGTCTAGTATACTAGATAAAAACCGCCGGCGTGGCGCTGGCGGTGTGGAAGAAGGCGAAAAATGAGCATTCAATTTACGCCGGATACACCGGCAACGCGTCAAGCGTTCAACCGTCTGGCGCGGGAAAAAATGAAGCTGCGCTTGCTGGCAGACATCCGCATGGACCTCATGGTCTGCGAACTGGAAGGCTGGGACAAGCTGGAGTATCTGGATGAGCTGCTGGCGCTGGTGCAGGAGCTGAGGAAGGGAGGGTGAGTTATGGAAGAAGAAAGACTGCCGCTGGAGCTGTGGCTTAAAATCTATAATCAGCGTGAGCGCAAAGCGAATAAGCAGCTTATCTGCGACAAGCTCTGCGCTGTGCTGCAGCTGACTAACCGCTTCTACGACTTGGAATCGCTAGAATACGTGGAAGAAAACGAATACGAATCACATGTTTATGCGAAGTTCACGCATGGCAGCACTATTGTAATCACTTCGATGGACAACAGCTGGGGCATGATTGTTGATATCATCAAGCAGCTGCCGGACGTGTGAGGCAAGAAGAAAACAGTAAAGTTGTTTATTAACTAAGAAAAGAGGATTCAAACATGGCAAGAACGATTAAAAAAGCTGCTCCGAAAGAGCGTAAAGAAATTCCTCGCAGGATGCTTTATCCTACCGGCGAGGCTCAAATCCTGCTTTGCTGCTCTCCTGTCTTTCTGAAGGAAGAGATGGATGCAGGCCGTCTGAAGTATGTTATCCGGAATAGCAGACGCTATGTACCGGCATTTGCTATTGATGAGTATTTGCACAATATGTGCTCCGGAGGTAGTGAGCAATGAAAAAAATCTTATTTGTGCTGTTGGCAGCCTGCTTCGTATGGGCTGCATATGATTACACCCGCCCGGTTGACCGCTATGTGGTCAAGGTTACTGCTGCTGACGGCGATACGCTGTGGCATCTGGTCGGTGGCGTGATGAGCCAAGAGGGTGACCGTCGTGACGTTAGGGAAGTCATCCATTATGCTCGGGAGATTAGCAACATCAAGGGCACGTTGCAGCCGGGGGATGTAGTCCTCGTACCGATTGAGGTGCGTAAATGAACGCAGACAAAGAAAAAACCGCTGATGCTAGCGACATCAGCGGCAAGGGTGAAGTTATGGTTTTCCGTTCCAACTTCAACCCTATTATAACACGGATGATAGGAGAAAGACAATGCTTACACCAGAAGAAGTAAAAGCGCTGGCAGACGGCCTGACGCGCAAGAAAGCAGCCAATGAAAAACCGGTAACGCGGGAAACGTTCCTTAACCGGTACCGCTCATGCAGTAACTGCAAATTTGATGGCAACTGCCGCCGCCAAAATTTCGGTTATTACCGCCCGGATGCAGACAGCTACTATGTCAGCAGTGTATACCCGTTAGGCTACAAATCCTGCTGTGTTTTTAACGCGAATGCAGCGGTTACAGTTTATAACCTGCTTCAGCAGGCAGAAAGAGAGGGCAAAATATGCAGATGAGTGAAAACATCAACGAGCTGGCCACGGCGCTGGCCAAAGCGCAGGGCGAGATGAAGAACGCGGGCAAAACTTCCGATAATCCATTCTTCAAAAGCAAATACGCAGACCTTGCGGAAATCCTTAATGCGGTGCGTGAACCGCTCAGCAAGTATGGTCTGAGCATCAGCCAGCTGTATGACGGCATGGGCGTGCCGGATAAAACTATTACTGTTACTACACTGCTGATGCACAGCAGCGGTCAGTACATCGGCAACACGGCAAACTACCCGGTGGCTAAGGCTGATATTCAAGGGGTAGGCAGTGCCATTACCTATGCAAGACGTTATTCACTGGCGGCAATCCTCGGACTGTCGCAGGAAGACGATGACGGCAATGCAGCCTGCCGTTCGGAAGCACCTCAGCCGGAACTGCCGCGCCAGCAGGGCGACCGCTTTGTTCATATAGCTTCTGACGGCACTGTTAGCGTGGTCCTCAAGGGCGGCGTGTACAAAAAGATTCAGGACGTGGAACCTGAGCTGCTTGCAAAAATGGCTGGGCTGGAGCAGTACAAACTTGCTCATCCTGCTATCAAGGAGCTTTTAGGGAGTATCGATGCGCAAGGTTAAGTCGATAATAACTGATGATTTTGAGCACTGTTACCTGTGCGGCAGACCGGCGGAGTGTGTTCATCACATGCTTTCAGGAGCCAAACGCAAAGCATCGGACAGGCTGGGGCTTGTAGTACCGCTTTGCAATGACTGCCACACAATGGGACCTAATGCGGTGCATTCTTCTGGCGGCGTCAACATCCTTAATGATCTGAAGCGCATAGCGCAGTCGATTTATGAAGAAAAACATTCGCGGGACCATTGGATGATGAACGTTGGGAAAAACTACCTCAGAAATGACAGATGAAATTTGAAACCAAGATTATAAACTTCTTTGCCGGCTGTCTGCAGATACCGATACCGGCGGCGCTGATCGCGCTGATAGGCGAGCTGCAGCAGGCGGCTAACGGCGGCAAGGTACTGGAAGTTGAAATCAAGATAAAGCGCAAAAGGCGCAGCCTTAATGCTAATGCTTATCTTTGGGAAGTGCTGGGCAGGATGGCTGCCGTGCTGAAAACCGATAAAGACAGCGTATACCTGATGATGCTGGAACGCTACGACGTATATACCCACGTCTGTGTGAAGCCTGCCGCCGTAGAGCGGGTAAAACAGGAATGGCGGACGGTCAGGGAACTGGGCGAAATCACAATCAACGGTCAGAAGGCTGTGCAGCTGCAATGCTATTTCGGCAGCCATACCTATAACAGCAAGGAATTCAGCATTCTGCTGGATGGCGTGCTCAGTGAGGCTGCACAGCTGGGCATAGAAACACTTTCAGAGGCAGACAAAGACCTGATGCTGAAGGAATGGGGTGCAAAATGAGAAGACGTAAAGCCTTGATGAAATATGTAAGATGGCTGGCACGCTTACCATCCTGGAGGCGGTGCTTATGAAAAAACACAGCTTCAGCGTGGAATTTGCTGAACGCTACGGGATAGTAGAAGCGCTGCTGCTTGATTACTTCTTTTTTTGGATTAACAACAGCCAGAAGAAGAAGGAGAAAGACAAATACCACGACGGACGGTATTGGGTGTATGGCAGCGTTCGCAAGATTGCAGAAGCTCATCCGTATCTGTCTTTCTCTAAGGTTCATAGAGCCTTGAAAAAATTAGAAGAAGCCGGAGCCATAAAAACTGACGCATTCAACAAAATGCGTTGGGATAAAACTACATGGTATACGCTGACGGATGAAATTTTAGACCTGTTTCAAAATGAAACAGGGGGTGTTTCAAAATGCAACAGGCTGTTTCAAAATGAAACAGGGCTGTTTCAAAATGAAACAGGGGTGTTTCAAAATGAAACAACAATACCTATTCAAACCCCTATTCAAACCCCTATTCAAGAGGATGATGGGGAGAACGCGCGCGAGCAACCCAGTTTGCCCGGCAAGGTTAACCAGGAACACAGTGAGCGGAGGGAGAACGGACGGGCCGTCTACACGCAAGCGGTGGAGTGCTACGAAAAGAACATGGGCACGATTGCAACACCTATGCTGGCAGAGCTGGTTCAATCGTTAGTTGACGAAGTTGGACTGGACATATTCTGTAAGGCTGCTGAAATCGGCGGCAGGAATAACGCCAAGGGCTTCAGGTATGTTGAAAAGGTCGCAATCAACATCAAGGAGGGCAAGACCTTCCGGGCATCACGAAAGCATAATGGGCGCGGGAACGATGTTGTAGAGACTACGGCAGAGGCACTGCAGCTTTTAGAAAGCGGTGAAATTATTGACTTGTGACGAAGAAAGACGCGGGCAGATTGTAGGTATGCTGTTCGGAGCCTTCGGGCAGGCGAACGATGCGCACAGGCAGGCCATTTATACCAAGGTGCTGGGAGATATCCCGAACGAAATCCTCAGCAAGGCAGTGAAGAAGCTGCTGCTGGAGAGTAAATTTCTGCCGTCAATCGCAGAGGTCGTGGAAGCCGGCAAGAGCCTTATGGGCACGGCTGATGACAGTACCAGAGTACGCGAATGGGATGAAGCCTGGAATGAAATCGAGCGTGCGATGCAGGCAACACCTTGGGGGCATACTCCGGTATTCAGCAGGATTGAAATCGAGCTTGCTGTAAGAAGCTTCGGCTGGCGTGATCTGCAGATGACTCTGGCCGAGGACATGCCTACAGTGCGGGCTCAGGTCCGCAGAATGTATGAGGATGTGTGCCGGAGAACCAAGGAACACGGCCACAACGAGTATGTTTTGGGCAGAAACAAAAACGGACTGATGCAGCCATCGGCTCCGAAGCCGAAGGGACTGACAAGTATGGGTGATGTACTGGCCAGAATCGAGGTGCGTAAATGAGGTGCAGGGGGGTGCCAAGAGCGGCGCGCAAACTGCCATGCGCATTGCGAATATTATCTTGCCTGGCGTGCTGAGATGGACCGGCTGAAGGCTGCTGAAATCAGGGAACGCCAAGGCGAACTGTATGCCATAGAGGTAGGGAAAGAACGCCTGAGACGGCAGGCCGTGCTTAGACAGTGCGACCGCATAAAGGGGCGCAAGAGATTCAAGGAGTGAGTGAATGAACAGTATTGTTTTGATGGGACGTCTGACGAAAGATGCAGACATCAGAAGTACTCAGAGCGGGAAAGTGGTCGCCAGCTTTACTCTGGCGGTAGACAGACCATATACACAGAACGGCAAGAAGGAAGCTGACTTTATCGCCTGCCAGATTTGGGGCAAAAGCGCTGAAATACTTGGCAAAAGCGTGCATAAAGGCCAACGCGTTTTGCTGGAAGGGCGTCTGCAAATCCGCCAATATACGGACAAAAACGGCAACAAGCGTACTGCTGCAGAGGTTGTTACAGACCGCTTCGAGTTCATCGAGCGTAAAGAGCAGACCGCACCTCAGAGCATGGAAGATTTCGGGCAGCAGATGCCGTTCGATGAGGAGATTCCGTTTTGACAAAGTACCATAACCGGAAAGTTGTTATAGACGGCATAACATTTGACAGCCAAAAGGAAGGCAACTTCTACTGCGAACTGAAGATGCTCCGGATGGCGGGTGAGGTCAAAGACTTCTCCTTGCAGGTCCCCTATGAGCTGCAGCCTAAATTCAAGTGTGCCGGCAAGACCATCAGGGCGATAAAATACGTTGCTGATTTTGTGGTAACGTACGCTGACGGGTCGACAGCTGTTATAGACACAAAAGGCTACAGGACAAAGGAGTACCTGCTGAAAAAGAAAATGCTGCTGTACCGCTATCCGGATATAAATTTTAAAGAAATATAAGGAGATGTGAAGTTATGGTTTTCCGTGACAATTTCAAAAGATTCATCGAAGAGAAGACAGGGATGAAGACAAGTAATTTTCTGAAGGAGCTGGGCATGAGCTACAGTGCAGTGAAGTCGCTTGATGAAGAAGGTATCGAGGTGCTGACCGAGAAGCAGCTTAATAAGTTCTGCGATGCGCTGGAGCTGAGCAAGGAAGAATTTGCCAGACTGTGGGACGAAGATTATTTTGAAGATGAAGCCCCGGCAGCGCGTAAGCGTATGAGCTGCGATGACCTTAAGAAAAAGCTGATGCAGGACCACAAGCTGAAGGTGACGCGTATTGAAACTCCTGTTCCGGTAGAAGTAGATCCTGCAGATGTTGAAGAAGAACCGGCTGAGGTGTTCGCTGAAGCTGCTGAGCCTGAAAAGTGCGAGGAAGAAAGCAGCGAAAAATATCTTGCTGGTGCGGTAGGTATGCTGAAGGCTGCCATCGAGGACTATGAAGAGAATGACAGTGTTAATCATCCGGCACACTACACCAGCGGAAAGATGGAATGTATTGACATCGTTGATGTTATGACCGAGGACAAACAAGGCCTTGAAGCCTTCTGCACCGGGAATATCGTGAAATACCTGTACCGCTATAACAAAAAAGGCGGAGTTGAGGACGTCAAGAAGGCCGAATGGTATTTCAAGAAGCTGATTGAAGTATTGGAGAAAAAGCAATGATTATTCAGTATAAAATTGTCCGCAAGATTGGTGAGCTGCCGCAGATTGGCAAAGGCTACGTTAAGCAGCTGAATTTGGTTGAGTGGGATGGTCACGCTGCAAAATATGACCTGCGTCCCTGAACCCGCAGCGGAGAGCCTGCCAAAGGTATTACTCTTTCGTTGGAAGAGCTGGCAGCACTGCATGAAATCATTGGCGCTGAGCTGGAGAAGGTGAAAGCATGAAGCACGCACCTTACATGGCCAGTGCGGAGCTCAATCAGCTGATGTGGTTGAGCTCTGTGGTCCAGATCATGGAACGCATTCTGGATGATACTGCTACAACTGATAAAGACTGGCGCAAATACATGAAAACAATCAAGAGCTATGCCGGCAAGATTATTGATGCCAGAATAGCCGATCTGGATGAACTTGAAAAGAAAAAAGTAGCCAGACGCTCGCAGAATATCGGAATAAAGGTTTACAGCTATGATGATGCACGCGTGGACAAGGATGACAACGGACGTACATATACAATAGCTCAGGAAGATTTTCTGGACTTGGTGGATGCAGCAAGCCTGCATTGCTACAGCTGTCCTCAGGGTGATGTAGTAAAGGAGTGCCCCAGACGCAAGATGTTCCACCGCCTCGGGCTATCCTGCCATGCTTTGCGCACTAATCCCGCTCCCGGGGAATGTGAATGGCGCTATGAAAACAGCCAGCGTTGGGTGACACCGCAGTACATCTGCGCGAAAGAAGCCCAGATAGACCAACTGCCATAAGGAGAAAAGCATGAGCGTAAATAGAGCTTTGAGAAGAGCAGCTGCAAAGAAAGCCTTTAAGCAGGACGTTAAAATGAGCGACTTGGATAAAGAGCTTTGTGATGCTGCCAACAGAAAAACATTGGAGAAAATGACGGTTGATATCGTTACGATGATGTTAAGAGCTACATGCCTTACTGTGATGCACAACTTCAAGGAGATAACCAAAAAGGAAACCCGCATCGAAAACACCGTCAAAATAGTTCATGATTATGTGATGAAGCTCAAAAATCATGAGCTGAGCCGTGATGATATGGAGGTTATCCAAGAGGTGGAAGCTGCCATGAAGCAGAGTGTGGAGGAAGAGGAATGATTTTATACAGAGCTATGAGCTGGCTGGAGCTGTCAAAGTACTTGTCAGGTATCACGATTTATCCGGTAGCCAACATTCCCTCCAAGAATGCCTGGAAGGGCAAGAAAGTACTGTGTTTTTTCGGTACGGCAAATAACGCGGTACACTGGGCTGCGCCCGGCATGCATGACGTAATAGTCAAGGTTGACATTCCGGAACGTCGCCTGCATAAAGGCTGGGGCATATATCCGGACCTTACTCAGCAGGTAAGTGTTCCGGATATGATGAAGGCTATATTGACCGGCCGCCCGCATCCGTGTCCATGCCTCAAAGTGGCAGAATATGCCGTAACCTATTATGACAAGGCCAGTGCCTTCTTCCTGGACTATGCTGAGATTGACTGGCGAAACCCTTACAAGGTTAATTCCTTTAAAAATGGCCAGAAAATAAAGGTTTTGCCGGGATACGATGATTTGATAAAGGAGTGAGCTGCATGATTGATTCTAAGCAATATTTCAGCCCTTGGCAGTTTGGCATGCCTGCCTTGGTAAAAGTTAAGGGAGAGTTTCGCATTTGCCCTACATACCGTCTGATTACCGAGAAATATACGGATATCCGCCGCCGCATGGCTGAAAAAGAAGCTGCAAAGGCCAGCGCTCGCCGCGAAGCTGTTGGCTTTGTCCCGAAGTTCGTGTTGTATCGCAAGGAGCGTGAGGCGAAATGGTAATCATAAGGGCAATCGAAATGGTGATGGGGGCAGTGCTTATACTGCTCTCAGCTGTAATGTTCAAATGGTGGCTGGAAGCGGATGAAAGCATTTTGCGTCTGGTGCAAATTGCACTTTATGGAATCATCGGCATAATGATTATTGCGGATAACTGGAGATGAGAAAATGAGAGAATTAAAATTATCGTCGCCACTTAACATTCAGATCATCACCGAGCCGGAGCGTATGGCTCTGCGTATCGCCTTAGATAAAAGCATTGGCGAGAACCTCGGTATGGTTTTGGCGCTGAAAGATACAAAAAGAGAGATTCCGCAAGGCCTGTATAACAGCGGGCTGGACTACCATCGCGACAACTTGGAAATTTACCTGCGCTTGCGCAATAGACTTGAAGATGCTATCTACGAGGCTGAGAGCAATGGCAAGCAAGGAGCTTAAAGAGGAACGCCGTGCGTTAGGGCTGTGCGTATATTGTGGCCGTCCTGCTGTGATTAAGGCGGACGGCACGCCAGCCCGCAGATGCGAGCTGTGTAGCGGTAGTCATGTGCGCCAGAAACGGGATGCAAGGCATGGCATCGAGACACGGAGCCGAATTACAGGCAGGTCAAGAGGGCATGTAGAACAAAAGTATTACCAGAGGCCGGGACAGGAGCTGGTAACCTGCCCTGATTGCGGAATCCGTACCAATGCCGATTATTGGTATTGTCCATGGTGCGGCTCTATATTGGCAATCTGCACGGAGAAATAAATGAGAATTAAAGTATTATATTTTAGTGTGGGAAGGTGGTAAATAAATGAACATTGAAGATTATAAACATCGCCTTGTGAATGATGCGCAGCTGTGTATCAATGACTGGCAGTGCAGCGGCGATGACGATTATTTGCATAAGGCAGCTGCTTATTTGAGGGCAGCTGCTGAAGCTGACGCAGAAGAGATTCTTGCAACATTTTGCAAAAATCCCTTCTAAATCGGGGAAAGCTGAGGTGAAGAAAAAATGCTGATTAAAGTTGGTAAAAGTACATGGTTGAGAACTGGCTTAATTAATGAGGTAACAGTTGTTGTTAACGAACACTTGGATATGAAGCCGTATTCTGTTTATGTTTGCACAGAAAATGAGAATATTGAGTGGAGCGAGCATGACACCGAAGAAGAAGCAATAAAGGCCTTGGATGAGGTGGCAGAAAGAATCAACAACGCTAACTAGCCCATGGGTGCGGCGGCAGTCCGCCGCCGCTGTTTTATAATTAATTATTGAGCAAGAGGTGATAATTTGGACAAGAATCAGCTGAAAGCTATCCTGCGTTCCGCTTGGTCGCTGGATGAAGAGATACAATCATATAAGGAGCGGATAGTGGTCAGCAGAGCCAGAGCTGAGAAGAATACTCCGCATTATGGTCCGCAGTCCGGTGGCGGCGGGGACGGCAAGCGCATGGAGAACGATGTAATAAGCGTGGTCGACGAAGAACGTTACCTGCTGGAGCTTATCGATAAGCGGCAACGTGAACTGCGTAAAATAATCGGTTACATAGAGCTGCTTCCCAAAAGTCCTATGCGGGCGGTTCTTCATAAGCGTTACATCAATTATCACACCTTCGAACAAATAGCGGCTGAGCTGCATTATTCATGGCAGAATGTACATAGGCTGCACAGCAAGGCTTTAGATTACATCCTGCATGAAGTGAATAAAGGAAACACATAAAATAAAACCGCTAGATAGAATAATCTACTTAGCGGTTAAAATTTTTTATAAAAATATTAAAAATATCTTGAAAAATGATTGACAAATAACAAGATATGTGGTATAATTAAATCATCAAAGGGAAAGGAGGAAGCAAAAATGCTAGCTGAGATGACAATCTTGGTTTTAGCGGTTACAAACCTAATCCTGGTCAGAACAGTGTGTAACCTGCTAAAACACAAGAAACTCAAGTAACCCCAAGAAGGCGTGAGGGCGAAAGCCTTCACCCTTCTCAAGTCATCTTCATTCTAGCATAATTGCGAATGCTATGCAAGTAATTATTAGAGTCATTATAATAATCGTATTAGCTTTAACAGTATTTGAATTAGTGAAAACAATAAGGAGGTTATAACTATGGATGCAAAGACTAAAGGAACATGGGGTGGTGCTCGTGCTGGTGGCGGGCGTAAGAAGCTTACCGGTGATGCTGTTACTAAGCAGGTACAGTTTCGCCTTACTGAAGAGCAGGCAGCAATCGTAAAGCAGTTTGTTAAGATGCTGAAGGCAGGCGAGATTACTTTGGACGATTTCAAAAAAGAATAGAGTAAATGCGAGTACAATCTGTGCTATAATGTATAATAGCGAAAGCGATGAAACGAAATAGCGAGAGCCGTTGGCCATTGGTCAGCGGCTTTTCTATTATATATTTTCTGCCTTTGCCGGGCGTGGTTTTTGTTGAGTTTTTACCACGCCGGAGCAGACTAATCACCTCCTTCTTTCCGGACGCAAGGACACCGCACTGCAATGCGGCGCGTCCGGCAAGGGTAGAAGAATTTGAGGTATATCATGGAGCACAGTAAAAAGTATAGGTTAATAGCCAATAGGCTGATACGCACGTTGCCGGAGTTTGCGGATATCAAGGCTGCTAAAGTAAAAATAGCCTACTTATCCAGCCTGGAAGAAAAGAAGCGCAATAAGCGGACGATATTTGCGGACTGCAACTTAGTGAGCGACCGCTACAGCTGGTGCTGCCCCTATGATTTTTTTATTGTGGTTTATGAGCCGAATGTAGTTGGCTTTAGCGAAAAGCAGCTGGAAACATTGCTTAGGCATGAGCTGCATCATGTTGGCATTGATTTTGAGAAAGACGAAACAGGCTTCTACGTTGTGCCGCATGATGTGGAAGAATTTTGGGATATTATTGATGATGTGGGATTAAGGTGGTGTGAGATGGATGCCTACAAAGAAACAACTGGATAATTTAAAGAATGGGAGAGCCACAAGGTTTCGAAGCGGCGAGGAAGCGGCGAGAAATGGCAAAAAAGGCGGGCAGGCATCCGGTGAAGCACGCCGCCGCTTGAAGTCGTTCCGTGAACTTGATGCAGACTTCACGACCGACGATGAGCGTAAGGAAATGCTGGATGCGCTGAAGCTGAAGGCCAAGCGTGGCAATATCAAGGCTTTTGAAATTTATCGCGATACTGTAGGCCTGAAGCCTAAAGAAAACGTGGAAATCTCCGGTGAGCTTGCTAATCCGTTTGCAGGGCTGACGGATGCAGAACTGAAAAAGCTGGCTGGCATGGATGGATAAGCAGCTGATAACATTGGGAGCAAAGATAGAACTTGCAAGACGCAGGTTCTTTTTTTACGCCCAACTGAAGAACCCTGACTTCTACCGGAGCGACCGCAAGTACCTGCAGGAGCTGTGCGATACCTTGCAATGGTTCCTGACTTCGGACAAGAAAATCCTTGTGCTGAACATGCCTCCGCGTCATGGCAAGAGCTACACTGCTAGCAATTTCGTGGAATGGGCGCTTGGCAGGGATAACACCTTGCAGGTTATGATTGGTTCTTATAATGAAACACTGTCGACGCGCTTCAGCAAGAACGTGCGTGACAGCATCAGCGAGGCTAAGGCGGATATTTATAAGCCGGTCTATAGCGACGTATTCCCCGCCACCAAAATTAAGCGTGGCGACGGTGCTATGAACCTGTGGAGCCTTGAAGGACAGCAGACAAGTTATCTTGCTACATCGCCAACCGGTACAGCGACAGGCTTTGGCTGCAGGCTGATGATCATAGACGATTTAATCAAGAATGCGGAAGAAGCCTATAACGAAAATGTTAAGGAAAAGCATTGGGACTGGTTCACCAATACCATGCTGTCACGTGGCGAGGGCAATTATAAAATCATCGTCATTATGACGCGTTGGGCTAGTGATGATTTGGCAGGCAAGGTACTGGAATATTATCCGGCAGAAAAAATCGTGCATATCAACATGAAGGCAGTGCAGGATGACGGCAGCATGCTTTGTGATGGCGTGCTGGATGCTGAAAGCTGCATGGAGAAGAAGCAGCTTATGGGGCTTGATATATGGAGCGCCAACTACCAGCAGGAGCCGATTGATATCAAAGGCAGGCTGTACAGCAGCTTCAAGACCTATGACGGTGCGTTTCCTGCCTTCAAGCAAATTCGTGCCTATACGGATACTGCTGATACCGGCGCCGATTACCTTTGCAGCATTATCTATGGGCGCACCTTCGCGGATGAAGCGTATGTGCTTGATGTTTTATACACAAAGGCGCCGATGGAAGTTACTGAACCGGCAACGGCGAGGGCTCTGGAACGAAACAGCACGAATGTGGCACGCTTTGAAAGCAACAATGGCGGGCGTGGATTCGCCAGGAACGTGAAGAAGCTGCTGCATAGCAACCATACAACCATTGAAACCTTTACGCAGCATAAGAACAAGGCTGCAAGAATCTTGTCTAATGCTACGTGGTGTATGGAGCATATTTATTTCCCAAGCGATTGGAAGAACCGCTGGCCGGAGTTTTATGCAGCACTGAGCAAGTACCAGAAGGAAGGCAAGAACACACACGATGATGCTCCGGATGCTTTGACCGGCGTGTGTGAGGATATCGTGGAGGTAGCAAGGCCTAAACCGATGCGCGTCAACTATTAGAGAGGTGAAAAAATGCGTAATGATAAACATGGATTATACAAAATGCTGGAAGATGGCTATGAAGGCTGTGGAGGCTTTCTTGACGGCAGCTATTTAACCCAGCACCCGCGTGAGGATGCTGGAAAGTACGGCATGAGGCGCGAGCTGGCGTACTACCTTAACTATCTGGCACCCTGCGTTAATGCTCATGTAGCGCCAATCTTCAAAACGTTGGCAGTGCGTGACTGGAGCGGCGCAGGTTCGGAGCTGTGGGAAACCTTCAGTAAGGACGTTGACTTCTTGGGCACCAGCATCCAGAACCTTATGAAGCAGGCTGCCTGCAGTGCGAAGCTGCAGGGTGTCGCTTATATCGTTATGGATAAGGCTCAGGGCGATGCTGAGGATATGCGCGTGGCAGACCTGGAAGCGGACCGCAACAACCTGCCTTATGCTTTTGTAGTTAACCTTAATGCTGTAAAGGAAATCTGTCAGGATAAGCTGGGACGTATCACAAAGTTTGTTTTCGTAGAGCCTGATGCATACCAGGAACAGACGATGGCGACACGAACGCTGACGGCAGAAGGATGGGAGCTTATCGACAGCAAAGGCAAGCACAGCGGAACCTGGAATCTTGGGCGCGTGCCGGTTGTTCCTCTGGTGAGCAAAGTGAGGAATAGTCACAATCCTTTCCCGCCTAGTGAATTCCTTAGCATAGCAAAAACAAATCTTGCTATCTACAATATGTGCAGCTGGTTGGCTGACATCTTAGTCAATCAGACCTTCAGCGTTCTGTGTTACCCTTCGAGTGACCCGGACAGTATTAACATCGGCACCAATAATGCCTTGGGATATCCTCCGGAGAGCAGCCACGCACCTGCGTTCATCGCTCCGCCTGATGGTCCTGCAACGGTGCTGGCAGCGCAGATTGCTACACTGCAGCAGGAGATTTACCGCATGGCCGTTGTGGTCAACGTAACAGGCTCCAGCAAGCAGCAGAGCGGGCAGGCGAAAGCGTGGGATTATGAGGCAACCAATCAGATCTTATCAGATTTTGCAGACCTCGTGGAAGCAGCGGAAGAGAATCTGGCAAGGCTGTTCAGTATCTGGACCGGTGTGCAGCTGGAATACAGTGTGAACTACCCGAATGACTTCAAAATCAGTGAGGTTGAGCAGGAGCTTGCTAATGCTGAAATTGCTAAAGGCTTGAACTTTGGCGATGAATTTAACATGGAAGTCTTCAAGCGTGTTCTTACCAGCTATCTGCCGGAGCTTAAGGCTGATGACTTTGACGCACTGGTGAAGACCTACGAAGAGCACTTGGAGCAGGAAAAGCTGGATTATAGCCATGCTTTTGGTGCTAATGGCGGTGGCGATGATGACGACGACGGACAGGCTGGCGCAGCTGATTAACAAACTGAATAAAAGCTGGCGCAAGGATGCAAAAAAAGCGGTAGCTTACTTACAAAGGCTGCTTGCTAGTGGCATGAAGTTTGAAGAGGCACTGGATAATGTGCAGCGCCACTATGGTAAGCTGTTTACGCTACCGGAACTGAAGCCTGCGCTTGTAGAGGCTGCAGCTTATGCTTATGGTATTGTTCCGACTATGCTGACTAAAGCGCAAGTAGAAAGCATGGGCGAAGAGCTGGCTGGCAAATGGGATGAAAGCGGCATGACGCTATCCGAAAAGCTGCATGGCGTAGGCGTGAAAATGCGCGGTGCCATTGTAAGCACCCTGCAGGAGCAGATGCGTCAGAACAAGACCTGGACTGAGGCTGCAAGGGCGTTGTATGACGGTTATGGCGACGATGGGCAGAACGTATATAACGGCGGCAAAGATATTATCAGCAGGCAGGACCTGCCAAAGTATCTGCAGAAGGTAAGGGAGGCTACAGGCAACGACCTGCAGGCATTGGCTGAACAAAGGCAGGCCATTGACAACATCAATCGTCTGGCTAAAAATGGCGCTCCCAACAAGGCGCTGCAGGCAGCCTACAATGAATTGCTGGAAGCAGTGCAGAAAGGCAATGAAAAGGCTATTGAAAAGGCCGTGGAAGTTGCTGTCAATGAAAAATCCCGCTATGTTGCTGAACGCATCACCCGAACCGAGATGGCGAGGGCATGGGCTGATGGCTTTATAGCTAAGATGAAAAAAGACGCTGATATTGTGGCTGTGAAATTCAAATTAAGCAGCCGTCACCCTGTTTTTGATATCTGCGACATGTACGCCAAAGCTGATATGTATGGCTTAGGTGCAGGTATATATCCTAAGGATAAGCTGCCGCCTTTACCGGTACATCCGCATTGCTTATGCCGGTACGTGGAAGTCATTGAAGGCGAAGTTGATATGCAGCAGCAACGCGATCAGGTGCAGGAAGCTGGCGACAAATGGCTGAATAGCTTGCCGGAGTCACGCAGGGCGCAGGTGCTGGGGCGTAAAGGCTTGAAGGCGTGGGAAGATGGCAAGGATTGGCAGGATTACCTGCGAGGCTGGCAAGGATTAGGCAAGCAGGAGAGCAGAGTATTTGAACTTATGTTGCAGTTTCACGTTGATGAGAAATTGCAAGCTAATAAAGATAATGGTATAATAAAAGAAAAGCTAAGGCTCGGCGAAATTTCTAAAACCATTAATGCTAACAAGCAAAACAGGCATATTAAGGGTAGTAGAGGCTATATTGACGGAAGAAGCTATTTGGACGGTGATTTAGCAGAGGCTCAACGGTTAGTTGATGAGTTGAGCACTACTGGTGAGGCTGTTTTTGACAGAAATGGTAATTGGAAAAATAAAGAAAGGGTTGTTAGTGATAATTTTATAGGTACTCATGTAGATAATGAAACTGGTAAAGAAACGAGGACTAAAGCAGCGGTTATAGTTTATTCTAAAACTGGTAGTCATATTTATCCTAGAAAGGTTGAATGATATGAAATTAAAAGAAACTTTTGGGAAAAAAATTAAAATTTTGTGCTTAGATGGTGGTGCGATTGAAGGTCGCGTTATTGACTATATTCCAACCATTGAAGAGGATGAAGAGGAAAGCATTATTATTAGAAATGAAAGTAATGTACTTATTGAAATTGCTAAGCATGAAATTGCCGAAATTGAAATGCTTTAAAAGCTCATAGCTATGCTGTGGGCTTTTTTTATGCAGTAAATAATTTAATAATTAGCGTATTTTGTGAATTTCACAAGATGCGCTTTTTTATTGCCCAGGAGAGGGCACAATATAGGGCGGAGGCCCATGATATGGAGGTATCAGAACAATGGAAATGAAACAGGTTTACGAAGCACTGGAAAAAGTTGAGAACGGTGCTGACCTCATCGCTGCTATCAAAGGCGAAATCAACACTCTCAACAACGAGGCTAAGAAGCACCGCACGGCAGGAGAGCAGAGTGCGACAAAGCTGAAAAGCATCTTAGAGGCTGTTGGTTTGGTCGATGGTGACGATGTGGTAGACAAAGCCAAAGGACTTAAGACTACATTAGACCAATTTGCCCAGGGCGGCAAAAAGCCTGATGAGGTTGCAAAGCAGATTACTGACTTAACCGCGCAGGTTGGCAAGGTCACTAAGCAGCTGGCTGAGATGACCGAGACCGCGAAGGCCGAAAAGACCAAGCGCCTTGACGGCATGAAGATGGCTAAGGCTGTAGAGCTGCTGACCAAGGGCAATGCTGCGAGCCCGCAGAACATGGCTAAGCTGCTGGAAGGCAGTATCGTTGTCAAAGACGATGAAAGCCTTGCCTATACCGGTACTGATGGTAAAGAAATCAGCCTGGAAGACGGCGTTAACGGCTGGCTGAAGGAGAACAGCTGGGCAGTTAAGGCTAACGGTGCAGGCGGTGGCGGCAGCAATGGCGGTGGCGGCGGTTCTGATGATCCGTTCCTCAGTGGCTTTAATTCTTAATGACGAAAGAGAGGATTTTTTATTATGACTATTAACTATGCAGATAAGTACAGCGCAAAAATTGATGAGCGCTTCAAGACTGGCGCTCTGACCGCTCCGGCAATCAACAACGATTATGATTTCACCGGTGTGCAGACTGTAAAGGTTTATTCTATTCCTACCGCAGGCATGAATGATTACACTTCTACCGGCGCAAACCGTTATGGTACCCCGGCAGAGCTGGAGGATTCCGTTCAGGAGCTGACCTTGACTAAGGACCGTTCCTTCACCTTCACCATCGACAAGAGCAACTATCAGGATACCGGTATGCTGAAAGAGGCCGGTGCAGCATTACAGCGTCAGATTGATGAGGTAATTATTCCGGAGCTGGATATTTATCGTCTGGCAAAAATCGCTGCAGGCGCTAAGAACAGCGCAACCGCTGCAGTCACCAAGGCCAACGCTTACAGCGCCTTCCTCGACGGCACCGAGAAGCTGACCGACGAGAAAGCGCCTTTAGGCAATCGTATTGCTTATGTGGCTGCGTCTTACTTCAAGCTGCTGAAGCAGGATGAATCCTTCATCAAGGCTTCTGACCTGGCACAAAACATGCTGGTAAAAGGTCAGGTTGGCATGGTAGACGGCATTCCCATTATCGTGGTGCCTGCGTCCTACATGCCGAAGGACACTGCATTTATCATCACCAACCGCATCGCTTGCTGCGCTCCTGTTAAGCTGGCAGATTATAAGATTCATGACAACCCGCCTGGCATCAACGGCTGGTTAGTTGAAGGCCGTGTGCGCTATGATGCATTCGTTCTGGAGAACAAGAAAGGTGCTATCTACGTACATAAGACTAAGGCTTCTGGAGAACAGGTTAAGGCTTCCGGAGAATAATGAAAAGCGTAGAGATTACGCGCGAATTTGATAAGCTGGTGCGTGCTTTCGAGGCCGCACCGGTCCAAACGCGCGACATGGTACGCAGACAGGTGAAGATGGCTGTCAGAGATGTAAGGGAATATGCGCGTGACCATCATCGGTTCGTTACCAGAAGCGGTATGACTGAAAAAAGCATTATGAGCCTGGCTAAAGATAACCAAGGCACTGTTATGCTTACAAACAACATAGCGCGATGGCAGCATGAAGGTACTAAGCCCTATGTGATTGTGCCACGCAGTAAAAAGGTTTTGCGCTTTGCCATAAACAAGGAATTTGTCTTCAGCAAGCGTGTGCGTCACCCTGGCATAAAGGCTGACCCTTTTCTTTATACGGCAGCTGATAGAATGCAGCCTGTTATTGTCAGCAGATTTGCTAAGGCTTTAGACAGTCTGCTGGGAGGTTTATAATGGATTACATTGATTTTGCAGATATACAGGACGCGGTGCTGGATTGCAAATATGAGGATATTGTCTATGGCAATGAAATCATAAACAGCCTGGCCAGCAGGCTAAAAGTAACCGATATCCCCGAGCCTGTACCTTACATAGTCAAGCGCTTGGGCGTTGTGGCTGCCTGCTATAACAGATGTCTGCTGCAGACCGGCACAGACCCTACGACTGTATTTAACGGCGCTGGCGGTGTAGAAAACAGCGACATATACGCACAGAAGCTGAAGCTGTACAAGGCTGAGATGGAACGCCTTATGGCAAGTATTACAGCTGCTGATTTTGGCGTTACCGGAGGGCAGGGGAGAGCAAGTATTCCTCTGTATCGTTCATGAGCAGACGTACTGAGATTACAGATGTTATCATGGGACTTTTGCAGGACCAGATACCGGAAGTGCATTGGAGCAGCCTTGTTACCGGTGCCAGCCGTGGCAATAAGCTGGAAGGCACTGTGAGCTGTGACCGTATCACCTATGTGGAGATGACTAAGAGCGGGCGCAAGGGCGTACTGACATACAGCATCTACCTGCTGGATACGGCAAGCATTGAAGGCGTCGATGCCTTGGCTGATAAGCTGGATGCCTTGCTGACGCATTATCACGATTTAGGTGGCTGGTGCATTGACAGCCAAGTGAAAGAAATCGTTTTTGGCGTGGCGCAGGGCAAGGCTGATGCAGGCATGGCGCTGATTACCTATGAAGTTTATTTTGATTGTTAGGAGGAACAGATATGAGTGAATATACTTTCCCGACCCGCACCGATGCGACCAGCACTGCGACTGCGGGCAAAGATTATTTGATTTACCTGAATACCGGCACTACCGAAGCAGCTCCGACCTGGACTCTTCTGGGTGGTCAGCGCAGCGGTGATTTGAACCGTGAAGCTGACGAGATTGATGCTTCCCATAAGACTTCCGGTGGTTGGAAATCTACCCTGCCAGGTTTGCGCAGCTGGTCTATCGACTTGGAAACCGTTTACCTTGCAGGTGATACCGGTGCCAAGTTCTTGGAGGCTGCTTTTTTGGCAGGCAAGCAGGTGCATGTTAAATTTGAATATCCGGATAAGAGCTTTGTTACCGGTTGGGGCTCTATTACCGAATGCTCTCTGAGCACTCCGCATGATGATGTTGCTACTCTTAAAGGCACCATCAGCGGCGACGGTCCCCTCAGCGAACAAAGCAAGGGCTGATTCTTAAAATAAGGCTGGCACTAAGCTGGCCTTTTTCTTATATGGAGGATAACGAATGAAAAAGATTGACATTAAGGCTTTTGGTGAAGGTCAGCAGATTTGGTTTAATATCGTCCGCCTGCGCCGTGTAGAGGACATGTTGAAATGTCCGATTGGCGAGGTGCTGCAGGACGCTGACAAGCTGAGTCTGAAGAACCTGCTGGTACTGCTGAGCGTAGGCATGAGCCAGAACGGCAATAAGACTGAACAGTATTATGCTGAAAAGATTGACGAGGCCATGGAAAACGGTTACAGCATTGCCGATATCCAGCTGCCTGTAGTAAAGGCTGTGGCTGCCAGCGGCATTTTAGGTGTGGGAGCTTATTATCAGCTGTTCCCGGACGAACTGACCGATGAGCAGAAGGCTGATATTGAATACGAAAAAAACTAATTAGCGAGGGTGGTGGCTGCGTATCTATGCGGACATGGTACAATGCAGCTAAAACCCTTGCTTTTGGTGAATTAAGGCTCAAACCTTGGGAGCTGGACAGGCTTTCAGTGTTTGAGTTTAACGATATGGTTGATGCATGTAATGAAATAAGAATGGCAAAGCGGTGGGAAACGGCCTACTGGGTAGCCAACATCATTTCCCCGCATCTCCGCAAGCCTGCCAAAGCAGGTACACTGATGCGGCCATTCCTGAAGCAGAAGACCAAAGAAGAGCAGGCAAGGGAGCGGGAACGCTTCTATGCTGATTTTGAGCGTCAGAGGAAGGAGGCAGGCAATGGCAAATAAAGAAATATCCGTCAAAATTACAGCGGATAGCAAACAGGCTGAGCAAGGCTTCAGCAGAACTGCAGCAGCAGTAGAAGCTGCAGGCGATGCTGCCGGCAGAATGTCCGCAAAAATGAGCAAATCGACAGCGATTCTTGCAGATATTGCCAAAATGTTTCAGCAGCTGAATTCCGACGTGAAAGCAATGCGCAAGAGCCTGGACAGTATCGACAGCAAAAATGTCCGGCGTGTAGGTGATGATCTGGGAACTGTCAGCAAACAGTCCAAAAAGGCAACCAGCGGAATAAAAGGCTTTGCCGATAAATGCAATAAGATGACCGGTGCGCTTAGCGCTATTGCTGCTGTGCAGCTAGGCAGCGTCTTCACCGGGATGGCGGGCGGTATCCTTAATATGGGCATAGCGTCTGTACAGGCTGCAGCACAGATGCGTCAGTATGAGATTGCCTTTCAGACCATGCTGAAATCTGCTGAGGCAGGTACGCAGATGCTGAGGGATTTACAGCAGTTTGCTGCAGAAACACCCTTCGACGTACCCGGTGTTGTAAGCGCAGGTCAGCAGCTGATGGCGTTCGGCTTTAAAGCTGAAGAGATTATCCCTATGCTTACCAACCTAGGCGATGCCGCCAGCGGTTTAGGCTTAGGCACGGAAGGCGTGAGCCGCCTTGCATACGCTTTAGGCCAGATGCAGACCAGCGGCAAGCTCAATGCGCAGGACATGATGCAGCTTACCAGCGCAGGCATTTCGGCATGGGATATGCTGGCGCAGGCTGCAGGTAAAACAGTAGCTGAGATGAAGGACCTTTGCTCTAAAGGCGCTATTGACTCTAAAGCGGCTGTGCAGACCATTGTAGCAGGCATGAATGAACAGTTCGGCGGCATGATGGCTAAGACTTCGGACGAGGTTGCCGGTCTTCTGGCCAACATCGAAGAAACTGCCGGCAACACTTCCGCTGCTGTAGGTAAATATCTTACTGAAGCCTTTAACATCAAGGGCATCTTAAAGGATGTGTCTGACAGACTGGGAGAGTTTCAGCAGAAGATGCAGACTGCGACAGAACAGGGCAAGAGCATGGGCGACGTCATCAAAGAGTGCGTGCCTGCTCCTGTTATTGCCGCAATAGGTGCATTTGCTGCAGTGCTTGCGGTTGTATCGGTTGCAGCCGTAGCGACGTTAGGAGCGGTGCTGGGACTTTCTGCAGGTATTGTGGCTGCTGGTGCTGCAATCGGCGCTGCTATTGCGCTGATAATCACCTATTGGGATGATTTGGCTAATGCGGTAAAGGCAGCTGTCCAGGGTATACTTGATACTGTTGTTATCATCGGTACAGCTGTTACAGAAGCTATTCTGGGAGTTGTACGGTGGATTCTTGATACGATAGGCGATATGTGGGCAGATATTACAGGTGACCATAATAATTGGTTTAACGATTTTGCCGATATGCTTGGTGATGCCATGGATGCAGTGGAAGATTTCGCCAGAAAGGCTATAGAATGGTTTAATAAGGTTTTTGCAGCAAAGCAAAGAGCAACAGCTACAGAAAGTTCAGCTGATGATGGTCATGGTGGTGCCGGTGGCAGCTATGGTGATGATTCTTCTGCTGAAAAGCCTAAAAAACGACCTGTGATACCAAAAAGGCCGCTTATAATCCCAAGCAGAGATACCAATGTAGCTGGAACAGGTGGCAATGGCCGAAACGAGAACCTTGCGTTGAAAGCTCTCCAAGATGAGAACCGGATTAATCAAGAAAGGCGCAAAATTGAAAATGAGTACGTACGCTTAAAATTAAAAAAGGAAAAAGATTTGTTTGAAGCTCAGAACGCTATTGCAAAAAAGTATGGCACTGACGCTCAAAAATATCAGATTCAGCTTAAAGAAATTGAGTTCAACAAAAAGCAGGAACTGCAGGAAGAGGAACTGGCCTACACGGAACAGATGCTTGCTGCTGAAAATGCTCTTAAGGAAGCGCAGCTGCGTGGAGCATCTCAAAAAGAACTGGACATGCTTAATGAGAAGCTGGCTTTACTTAAGAAAACGCATCAATATACGATTGATAATATCAATCAGACTGCTGCGGCTAAGGCCAATAGTGCTCAAACTGACTACGATAACAAGGAGGCAGAATGGCAAGCGCGACACGATACATCCTCTACTGTTGGTAAATGGAGCATGGACGCTGAACGTGACTTTGAGGCGGGTAAGGCAAAAGCGGATAAAGCTACAACCTATGAAGAAAAGGTTCGTTTAATGAATGAAGCCTTACAGAAATATGATGAGGAACAGCAAAAAATCCATACCATCAGCAAGATTCAGCAGACCAGCAATCAGCTGGCAAAGGATTTTTCCGGTGCTATAACTGATTGGATTACCGGGGCTAAGAGCTTCGGCGATGCTATGAAAAGCATCCTGCAGCAGCTTATCTCCCAGCTTATCCAGGCAGCTCTTTACGCAACCATTGTAGCTGCTTGCACTGGCGGCGGTGGTGGTTTTGCGGCACGTTGGAAGGGTGCTTTCGGCAAAGCCTTTGCTTCAGGTGGTTCTGTCGCTGGTCCCGGTACCGGTACGAGTGATAGTGTTCCGGCTATGCTCTCAAATGGTGAGTACGTGCTTAACGCTCAGGCTGTAGACCGTTTGGGCGTACCGTTCCTTAATGGCCTGAATACAGGGCGTTTGAGAGGCTTTGCCAGCGGCGGGCTTGTCGGTTCCGGCGGTGCTTATAATCGTCCTGCCAGCGTTGCTTCCTCCAGCAGCTCTACGAGCAACAGCATCACTCTTAACGTATCAGCGTTGGATGCATCCAGCTTTGCTGACTTTTTGGCGCGTGGAGGCATGCAGGTGCTTAAACAGGCAACTTTGGACGACAACCGCAATTTTAATACGGCGTTTGATACTTTTTAAGGGGGATGCATATGGCTGAAAGAATATTTCCGCTTGACAGCGGTGAAACAGCATGGAGCAGTACACTGCAGCAGGCGTGGGAGGTCACACAGACAGAAACCGCCAGCGGCAGGCGTAGGGCGATTTGTAGCCAACTGTATCCTAAACTATCATTTACTGTGAGCTTTACTGCTTTAGACGATAAGAATCTGTCGCTACTAATGGGCTTTTATGCAAAATGCAAGGGTGCCCTTTTACCTTTCTTTTACAAGGATTATGGCGCTCGCGTCGAACTACAGGATCTTAGCAGAGATGACAACGGTAAATATCAGCTGTTTATTAAAAATGGCGGCTATGTCCTGCCTTGCGAAAAGGCCGACAATGTACGGGTTTATGTTGATGATAACGAGACTGTAGATTTTACATTGGATGGGGACGTACTGACAGTGCCAAATGCGACGTCAAAAAGCGTTGTCAAAGCAAGCTTTGACTATTATTGGCGTGTACGCTTCACAGATACGCTTTCTGTTACCCAGTCTTTTGCGAATGTAAACAACGTTGACTTGAAATTGGTTACAGTGAGGTGATGAACATGAAAAACTGCACGTTAGACCTCGCTCAGCATCTCAACGCTGACAACGAATTTATCTGCTGCGATTTGTTTACGCTGACGCTGAGCAGCGGGAGTGTATATCACATTGCTGATTTTGACAGCGATGTCAGCTTTAATGGCAAAACATACAGACATGATATGTTTATCATCAGCCGTGACCAGACCAAGACAGCGGGACAGCCGTCCGTAGAAACGCTGTCTGTCACAATCAGCGCCGACCGCCAGCATAATGATAACGTGGATAACATGTTTTTGCTAAAGGCTGTGCACGAGGGCAAATTTGACGATTGTCAATTAACTCTCAGCCGTGCATTTTTGGACGCTGAAAATGGCGCTGTGCTGGGGGTGTTGTCGCTGTTTAATGGACGCTGCGAGGTGTCATCATGCGGCGGCATCAGCGTCAAATTATCTGTAAAGAGTGAAACCATTGGTTTAAATGCATCTGTACCGCTGAGGACGTTCGCGCCTCAGAATGTGTATCAGGAGCAGTCAGGCATAGTCAGCACGGCAAGCAAAGATGCATACACCTGTATGATTCCGTTAAAACCTAGTAAAAATGTGCTGGTGAAATTATGATGAATAACAAATTATACGAAACAGCGCTGAGCTATGTGGGCACGCCGCACATCAACGGCGCTAACGTCAAGGGTGCAGGGCTTGACTGCTGCACGCTCATTACCAATATTTATAAAGAAATGGGATGGGCTGACATTCCTATGGAATTTGGTTACAGCGGCGATTGGTATTGTCAAAAAAATTGTAAAGAGCTTGTGCTTGCATATCTTACAAAATATTGTTATGAGGTCGATGAGCTTCAGCCCGGCGATGTTATCTCATATCGCTGGGGACGCAGCAATTATGCACATCTTGCAATGTATTTAGGCAATGGCTGCATCATCCATTGCTCAGCCGATAACGGCACATGCATCACAGATTTGGATGAGCCGTTGCTGCTGGATGCAAAAGGCAGGAGCAGGGCAACGGGATTTTGGAGGTTGAAAGATGGGACTTTTTAAAGGCGCAAAATTTACGAGCCGCTCGCAAAAAATAGACGCTTTCCAAAGCACCGTCTGTGAGTTTGGCACACCCGTGCCGCTGTTGTACGGCACGTGCAAAGTGTCGCCGAACCTGATGTGTTATCAGGATTTTGAAACGAAAGAAAAACGCACTACGCAGAAAAGCGGCAAATCAAAAAGCACCACCATAACATATCTGTATTACGTTTATGCTGAGCTTGCGTTGGGCGAGGGCGTGATAAGCGGTATCAATAAAGTGTGGGTAGGCGATACAGCCTACGCAGGCTTAGGCGCATTGAACGCCAACACCAATAACGAGGGTGCAGGATTGGCGCTCAACAAGGGCGATAACAGCCAGCCGACAACCTACATGAGCACAAATCATGCTGACATCGCAACAGGCTATGATAATTTAGCGTATCTGTATGGCAGGATTTTTTTAGGCGAGGATAATGCCTCAATGCCGTCATATAGCTTTGAGGTCCGCGGCACATTGATTGCCGATAACACCGATGCAAATCCCGCTTATGTCATTAAGGACATATTGAGTAAAATTGGCTTAGGCTCATACATCGATGAGGCGAGTTTTGCAGATTACGCCAAATATTGCAGCAATGCTGATTTACTTATCAGCACACCGAACGATGCGTTCAGCAGGCAGGATAAAGCTCAAACAATTATTGCTAATCTGCTGGAGCTTACCAATACATATATGTATTGGAGCGTAGACCGTTTTAAATTCGCTGTACGCGACGATGTTCAACGCGCCGAATGGTCGCCAAACACACAGATTATGTATGATCTGACGGCTGATGATTTTATTCCGCAGAGCGGTGCACCGGTAACGGTCAAAAGAAAAGACAGCACCGAGATATATAATTACATCACTGTCAATTTTTTAAACCGTGCAAACAACTACGAGGAAGAATCCGTCAGCTATCAGGATATAGAAAGCATCAAAAAATACGGCGTGCGAAGCGTTACCTATGATGCCAAATGGTATCACACAAAAGAACGAGCGCTGAAATACGCACAAATGAAAACACGCATCGCACAGACGGAATGCAATCAATATACGTTTAGGCTGCCGTGGAAATATTGCAGGTTAGAGCCGGGCGACCTGCTGCGTATCACTGATGAGGCTATTGGCATTGACGGTCAAGTGGTAATGGTGAGCGAAATTACCGAGGCTAAGACCGGTATATTGACTGTAACCGCTGTACAGAGAGCGCACGGAGCATACAGCGAAGCTAAATACACCGTTGTAAATGATTACCAATACCAAGATTTTAATGTTGAGCCGGGCAACACGGCGCGTCCGCTGTTTATCATTCCGCCGTCTGATTTGGTTACCAGCGCCAGCGGCTGCGAATTATGGATTGCCTTGCAAGGCGCTGCCAAGACGTGGGGCGGCTGCAATGTTTTTGTCAGCGATAAGGACGGCGATTACAGCAATATCGGCACACAGGGCATCAACAGTATCTACGGCACAACAGCGGGAACAATGACGGCTGACGCAACGAGCGCATACATCCGCTTAAATAATCAACGCCCAGTTGAGCTGCTGACAGGCAGCGCACAGGATGCAACAAACGGTAATACGTTGATATGGATAAACGGCGAATGCATGAGCTATACACGTGCAACGCTGTTAAACAGCAATCTGTATCAGCTCACAGGGCTGATACGTGGACAGTACGGCACAACGGCAAAGGCGCATAACTACGGCGAGGATATTGCCGTTTTGGATGGCGGTATATACGTTGTCCCGCTTACCAAACAGCACATCGGCAGGACGTTATATTTTAAATTTCCGGCGTTTAACGAATTTAAAGCAAACGGACAGAACCTGGCTGACGTTGATTGTTACAGCTGCGTCGCTGCTGTGTCTGACCTGCCGAATTGTACAGACGTAACAGCTTATAATAAATATCGTGATGTCGGTGGCAAGATTGTCTATCATGATATCATCGTTGAGTGGTCGCCTGCTGATTTTGACAATTATCAGCAAGCGCAGGTATGGTACAGACAGTACGGCGAGGCATGGCGATACGGCGGCAGCGGCTACAAATCAGCGACATTGCCACAGGTGGATATCGGCAAGAGATATCAAATCGCTGTATGTACACAGGATATTTTTGGCAACGTTGAAACACCTGACGCATCGGCCCAGACAAGCATTCTTGTTGCGATCAGCACGGCAACACCGACAGCGCCGACAAACCTCAGTATCACTTTAAAAGATGCTGTTGTAATCAAATGGGACGAGGTGCACAACGCCGATGTAAAATATTACGAAATCAGGCTAGATGCTAACGTTGGTGTTGATAACGCTAATTTTATCGCACGCACGGCAGATAACAGCTATACAACCAACGCTATAACCGCACGTTACGGCACGATTTATGTTTTTGCCGTCAGCGCCTACGGAATCACCAGCGCCCCTGCAACAGCAGCATATAATTTTGCTACACCGAACGCGCCGAAAATCAGCGTCAAGGCAAAAATGCAGGGCGTTGAATGTCGCGTGTTAGAGAGCATCCCGAATAATTGTATCGGCGTGCATTGGTACTTTGACGGAGCGACGAATGACAGCGACGATAAAACAGCGAACCTGAGCTATTATAGATCTCTCGATGCTGGCGTTTATGAGGTCAAGGCTTGCTATTACAATTATTTCGGTGACGGCAGATACAGCGGCAGCGAAACAGTAACCGTGAAAGCAACGATTGACGCAGGGCTGATAGAGGCAGGAAGCATTGCCGCCGATAAGCTCGATGCGACTATAAAAAACAACATTGCCAACGCTACGGCTAATGCAAATACTGCGTTACAAAATAGTAACAACGCTTTAGTTAATGCTAATGCAGCATTGAGTAATAGTAATATTACGGCTGATAAGTTAAAAAAAGATTATAGTACAACCACGCAGACGGAAACACTTATTGCTACACGTGTTGCTAACAGTTTGGGTAATTACAGTACCACAGAGCAGACCGCTAATATGATTGCTGGCAGCATTGCTAATTTCAAAGACGATACACTTAGTCAGTACAGCACTACTAAGCAGACAGCTGCCATGATTAGCAGTGGCATTGCTGATTTTAGGGACGGTACGCTCAGCAAATACAGCACGACCGAGCAGACATCTGGCATGATTAGCAGCAGCATTGCTAATTTTAAAAATGACACACTTAGTCAGTACAGCACTACTAAGCAGACCGAAGCGCTCATCAGCTCGCAGGTTGCAAGCTACACTGATGGCAAGTTAGAGGGTTACACAACCATAGAGCAGACCAACACGGCAATCAGCAACATGGTTGTTAAGCTTAATAATGCGACTGATAAAAAATTAGAATCATACAGTACAATCACGCAAACTCAGGATGCCATCAGCCTTGCGGTGAAAAATATCGACCTTGACGGCAATGATATTATCACAAAAATCAACATCGCCGACGGCACAATCCTGCTTGATGGCAAATACGTCCATATTACAGGCGATACACAGTTTGACGGAAATATTGTTACCAACAAGATGCTGCAGGCAGGCTGCGTGGATGCAGGGAAAATTAAGGTAGATAGCTTGTCAGCTATAAGCGCGACTATCGGCACGCTGCGTACAGCGACAAGCGGAGCGAGATTGGAGATAAAGGATAATTTGCTGGAAGTCTATGACAGCAATAATGTACTAAGGGTACGAATGGGGGTATGGTCATGATGTATGTAGGTATATTGATAGCGATTGCTATTGTGGTGTATCTCTATAAAAAATCAACCGCCAAGGAAAACAGGGAGGACGATATGCAAGGCTTGCAGACGTTTGACAAAGACGGAAAAATTAACATCGATATAACCAACAGGCTGGCAAAATACTGCGGAAAAATTAACGCGTTGACGTTAACGGGGAGCGTTGTAGACCCTGCCATTAATGGTAAAGATGTATGGTTCGCATATACATGCAATCCAAAATCGACATTAGATAAATATTTAAATTTTTCGGACATACATATTCAGACATACTTTACATATCCGGAATTAATCGTAAACGGCGATACAATCTCATGGGAATTCCACAACGTCGAACGTCCTTTTTACAGCGGAAGCGGAAGCTCATTGAGCATGACGGAAATTGTCCCTCATTTGCGAGTAACAATTTATTACGGGGTATACTGAATGAAATATTTTGAAGTTATCAACGATAAAAATGTTTTGCAGATTGATGACAGCTATAAAAATCTTGTTTTGAAGCGTAAAACAACTGCAACAATCTCAGAGCACAGTAATCCAATTAGTTATGGTTCGGCGTTTTATGTTGACATCCCCACGGAAAGCGACGAAATTTTGATAGCGGCACGTCCTATCGGAACGAATGACCGAGGATTTATTCTTACCATTACAAGAGCGGGAGCGCCTGCGAGAATTACTGTTGCCGAGAGCGATTACGATGACCCGTCGCCCGTTGGGCAACAATTTGAGGTTTATTTTTTCTCACCGAATCACCCATTGAAAAACAATAATCACGCGGGGCTGCAAGTTTTTGACGCTAACGGCAAAACTGTTTTTGATAGCGCGTATAATTATTTTAAACCCGTTTATGCTCAATTTGGCACGATGCACATTATAGCAAGAGATGTTGTTGGTTTTGACGGTGACAATTATTATAGTTGGCTTGGTAGACCATACAAACATCTTAAAGATATTCCGAACGGCAGACAGTATGCCGTAGCTCAGACGCTTACTCCGTGGTATAACTGGTATTATCATCCGCAGACGGGCGGAGAAATTGCTGTCCTAGGGTATAGATTTATAGATGATGCTGTTTGGCTGCATTCGTTCCCAATTTACAACAGTGGCGGCAAAGATACAACCATTACAGCGCCGACAATGTGGAAAGAAATGGATGTGCGAGTTAATTACTTGATAGTCGACGTAACCAATTTTTAAGGAGGCAACAAATGAAACCACAAGCATTTCAGCCGGGCGAGCTGCGCACGGTTTAATCCCCAACGCAAGGTTATTATTTTAAGGAGGTGATACGCCATGTTTAAGGTTGACAACAACAACATCAGCATGATCAGGGGCGACAGCGGTGTTTTTACCATCACCATCACTGACGCCAACGGCAGCCCTGTTGAGCTGACCGAGGGTGACGTGTTGACGTTTACGCTCAGACGCACACCACGGAGTCCGACCATCGTCCTGCAGAAAACAATCACTGACGGAACGCTGACCATCAATCCGTCAGACACGCAGGATATGCCGTTTGGCTCATATGTTTACGACGTGGAGCTGAAGCGGGCTGACGGCTATGTCGATACAGTTATCCCGCCGCACGAATTTTTATTGCTTGAGGAGGTGACGTATTAAATGAAAAAATTACGCGGCACACTGACGGCAACATCAGCAACGCTTCACCGTACATTGTCGGCACGGAGCGTAATAGGTGCGGAAATCTATGACGGCGCTTACTCAGTACACTCTGAAGCTCACGAAGTGCAGATTTTACCGACAGCGAACAAACAATTAACAAAGAATATTACTGTTGAGAAAATCCCGTATTACGAAACAAGCAATTTATCTGATGGAATTACGATTTATATCGGTAGTGAAAAGGAGGTCGAAGTAAATTATGGCTGAAAAAAATATTAGCAAAGTTGTGTATGGTGGCAAAACTCTTATCGATTTAACCGCCGATACGGTAACGGCAGACAAGATTTTGAAAGGTGCAACCGCTCATGATAAAAGCGGCGCGCCGATTGTAGGCACATGCACATACAACGCTGATACATCCGATGCAACAGCGGCAGGCGCAGAAATCCTTGCCGGAAAGACAGCCTACGTCAATGGCGTTAAAATTACAGGCGAGATGAAAAACAATGGCGCTGTCAGCGGCGTGATTAGCAAAAAAGCTGACAGCTACACCGTGCCTATTGGTTATCACGATGGCGCAGGCAAGGTAGCTATCAGCTCCACAGAACAGGCTAAAATTATTGCTACTAACATCCGTGCCGGTGTATCCATCTTGGGTGTTGAGGGCACCATGAGCGGTACCGAGGGCGCTAAGGCGCAAGCTAAGACTGCTACACCTAAGACCACGGCGCAGACCATCCTGCCGGACAGCACTCAGGGATTTAATTACCTTACTCAGGTTACCGTGGAGCCAATCCCGTACAATGAGAGCGACAATGCTCAGGGCGGGAAAACCGTTACCATAGGCTAAGGAGCGTAGAAAAAAATGGCAGTGAATAAAGTTATATATGGCGGTAACACGCTGGTAGACCTTACCGGTGATACCGTCACCGCTGCCGATTTGGCAGACGGAGTGAAGGCAACAGGTGCAGACGGCAATCCTGTGGAGAGCGCAGCAAACGTTTAACCTTGCGACGCTTGGCTATGAGCAATACTCAGCACCTTACAGCAGCACCAATTCGGTTAGCCCATCTACCTCAGCCGCCTCTTATTATGCAACAGGAGCGTTTACTCTTAACCTTGCGACGTTATCAGCACTGCTCGGTAGCAATCAGTCAACAGTGTTTACGGCCTACATCACTGCCAGCGGTGATTATGCGCTGTCCATCACCAACGGCGGCACGGTTAAGTATATCGGCGAGGCATCGGATGTGGCTATCACGAGCGCTGGCTTGCTGCTTAATATCCTTATGACCAAGGACAGCTACGGCAGCCTGACCAGCATCGTGCAGGCTAATAAGCTGACATGAGGTGCATACTATGGGACTTAATAGGATGATGTTTGTTAAACGGTCTGCCAGCGGCGGCATACCTGAGAATGTGTTTGTAATGACCATGGGACAGCAGAGCGGTCAGTACGGGTATAGTCGCAATAGTGGAAATTATGGCGAGGTTACAGGTAATGTTACGCATGATGGTAGAGCCGTTACTCTTGTTATATTGTCTTATTACGGCGGTTGGCTTGATGTGGCTTTTAAAGAAGAAGGCGTAACGAGTGGTAGTCGTAATATTGCGTTAAATATCACGCCTATGGAAACAGGTGTTACTGTACCCCTTGCAGTTGGGAAAATATCGTATCAAAGTGCTGCAACAGGCTTCTACACCTATGTGCAACGTGTGCCATCAAATATATCAAGTATGTTCAGCGCTGCAAACGTAGGCAAAAACTTTAAGGTCGAAATCATCTTTAACTAAGCAAGGAGCAAATAATGAAAACGTATACATACAAGGCTAACAGCTACGATAACTTGTACGATTTGGCAGAGGCACTGGCGCATGACGGCACATTTATCCCACGCACAATATCTGATACTGATCTGGAGCAGCTGGGAGTAAATGTAGCGGAAACCGAAGAACCGATTGAAAATATCCGCACCCGCAAAATTTTTGAACTGAAGCGTCAGCGTGATGCTGCGGAGGTCGAGCCGGTAGAGTATGGCGGGCACCTCTACGATTACGACAGTAAAGCCCGCGACCGCATCAACGCCGCAATTATTGCGCTCGATGTACAGGGAGAGGGCGCTAAAATTAGCTGGACCACGGCAGACAATGAGGATGCGGTGGTTACGGCTCAGGACCTGCGCATGATTATCGCCGCTGTTGCTGTGCGTAGTAATGCTTTGCACACAGCGTATAGAGTCGCCAAGGCGCAGGTTGAAGCTGCAGTTACTGCGGATGAAGTAAGAGCTGTTTGCATGGAATTATAGGAGGTTGAGAAATGGATTTTTTAGCTTTGCGCTACGCCGTATATAACGCGGCACACACTTTGACTCATGGTTTTACTTACAAATCAGTTATCGGCGCGATTTTGGCCGTCCTGCTGCACAAACACGCGGTGCTGTTTATGGTTTTTACCGCGTTGGTATTTTTGGACTGCTTCACTCGCTGGATGAGCCTGTCATACAAACGCCTGCAGAGCATGGGTCAGACTCCGTCTGTAATGCAGATTATAGGCGGCATTGAGGCAGCACGTGCGGAAGGATTGATTTCCTCGGAAGTAATGAAGCATCGCTTTGTTGGCAAGGTCATAGTGTACATCCTCTGCGTGCTTGCTGCCGTGCTTGTAGACTTGGCGATGATTACGCTGCATCAGCCTGTGTGGGCTGTCCCGTTGGTTGCGGGTTATCTTGTAATCACTGAGCTGCTGTCGATTTGCGAGAATCTGAGCGACTCAGGCATTGAGGCTGTAGGGGAGTTGGCAGCTATCATTAAAAAGAGAAAGGGTTGATTACTATGTTAACTGAACATTTTTCTGAAGCCGAATTTGCATGCCGTTGCTGCGGCACGTTGCCTACTACCGGTATCAGTATGGCGTTACTGTTAGGCTTGGAACGTCTGCGCCTGCGCATTGGCAGACCGATTAACATCAGCAGCGGTTATCGTTGTCCGGATCATAACCGTGCTGTTGGCGGTGTCTGGAACAGCCAGCATGTAAAAGGTACTGCTGCAGATATCTATGTTGACGGCATGGGCGTGCGTGAGCTGGCCAATATCTGCAAGCAGATTTTCGATGGCGTGGGTACCTACGTTGATGGCGGTTTTGTGCATGTTGATATGCGCGAGGGTGGTTCTGTTCCAGGTTACTTTACTTGGGAGGGCTAAGATGTGCTTAAAACAATATTGCGTAATTACTGCAGCTACATTGTGCTTGCTGTTATCTGCCTCTGCATCGGAGGCATCATCGGCTACAACCTACACGATGACTGCAACGGAGATGGCAGCGCTCGACAGCAGGTTGAGTCTGCTGTCACAGCAAACAAAGAGCACCAGGCAAGCGCTGGCAGAATCACAAGCAGCGCTGACCGAGTCGAAGTTGGAATTGAGCAAGCTCAAGACGGAATCAATAAAGCTGCAGATAGAGCTGCAAGCTCAGAGCAGCTTATTGGAGAGTGCCAACAAATCCTTGCAGGCATCCGCCAAAGAGGAGAAGCGCATTAAAAAGCAGCGGCTGCTATGGCAGATTATTGCCGGTAGTGCCATTCTGTATATAACAGCTAAATAAAATAAGTTCCCTCTGTTTTAAGAGGGAACTTATTTTTTATGCATAATTCTTTTATTGAAAAAACTAGGAGCTCGTAATAAATTGTTTTAAAACGTGCAATAAATGTGCAATAATTAGACTGCAATTCGTTAGAATGAAGTAAATTGATTAAAAACAAAAAGCCAGTAATTATACGGTTTTGAGAGCTTTTTAGAATGACAGAAATGTCAAAGGTGCGTTTTCGGGTACAAGAGGCCGTGAGTTCGAATCTCGCCGCCCCGACCAAATTTAAAACTTAGGAACCGCATGAGAATGCGGTTCTTTTTGTTTGCTGAAGCTTTAAAGGACGAAAGGAAAATGAGAAAAATACTGCTTTGTCCAATATTTGCTCCAACTGCCTATTTAGAACACTTTAGAACGCATTAGAAAAAGCCTGCTTTCCAACTCAATGAAATAACAGGCTTTATTTTTTATGGCAGCAGTCCTTTGATGGCGTTTTCGTATTTATCCATAGCTTTTTATGAGTATTTTCTAAAGGCAGCGTATAGGTGCGCCTGGTGAATTCTGCGTCATTGTGGCCTAACAGCTCGCAGATATCTTCAACGGAAACACCTTGGTCGCGCAGGTTGCTGCCGTTATCAGGAAAGACGTAGAGCAGGTTCTTTCCATGAATTGAGGGATTATAAAGCGGCTGCGTGCTGGTAACATCGGGCGCTTTTTGTATTTCGTTGGCATTACGAATACGTTATATCTTACCAATGCAGGAAATTTATAATAACCTGAATCATAATTTCTTTTTCTTCTGGGCGTGATTCTGCAATCATAAGGGTGATGGCAACAAGAGCACTGTCGCTGATAATTTTTTTACCATCGTTATATAGTGCGTTATTCTGGTTTAGGAAATATAAGAACAGAGCTGCAGCGATACGTTTGCAACCATCATTAAATGGATGGTCCTTTACTAAGAAGTAGAGCAGATTGGCTGCTTTTTCTTCTAGTGATGGATATACATCTTGACCAAATGCACTTTGATAGATAGCAGATAAAATACCTTCTAATTTGCCAGGTTCTTTTTCCACGCCAAACACATCAGATGTCTGGCTAAATTCCATACTTTTTATAAGCTTCATACATTCGCCATACTTAAGCAGATAAGAGCATTTAGAACCTTCAGGTATAGCAACGCACTGATGATCATAGGCATCAAGCAGTTCTAAAGAACGTGAATACTCATGAACCACTTTCAAAACATCTTCTGCATCAATACCAACAAGTCCACCTATAATATTAGACTGTATTTGTACTGTTTTATTCAACACAGCTAACCGTTTTTCATTAATTGCAAATCCTTCTGTTAAATATTGCTTAAGGATATTGGTTGCCCACTTGCGGAAAAGAACGCCACGAGGTGATTTTACACGGTAGCCAACGGAGATAATGACATCTAAAGAATACATTTTTACAGGTTTGTCGGAATTTGCAATATGCAAAAAATGCATATTGCTTTTTTCGTCTAATTCTCTTTCTTTAAAAATATTTCTGATGTGTCTTGCGATAACAGATTGGTCACGAGAAAATAAATCAACCATCTGCGCTTGTGTTAACCATACGGTATCTTCTTCAGGTGAAATATTAACTTCTAGTTCTAATTGCTCATCTTTGAAAGTAACGATGTTAGTCATTAGTGAAGCTCCTTTAACTACTTATACTATATCATAGATTCTGAGAAGTAAGGGACGATTTTATCGTCTGCTTGAGTAGAAATTTCAACTGGTGACAAAATGTCACCGGTTTATTGTTTTCTTTTATCATTGTAATTGAGAGGGCACAATATAGGGCAGATATCCATGATATGGAATTGGTTGAGTATTATTTCTTAGTTTTGTTAAAATCAACAGTAAAAAGCGTTGGCAATAAATTGTCAAATATAAATTGATAAATAAGATGGATTGCATAGGCTGGTCCAAAACCAATAAACAAGCCTAGCAGACCGAAAATCAATATACATGGCCAAACGATAAAAGCAATGTTTGCTTCAGCAATGTTCAAGGTAAAGCAAATTACAGCAGTTAAACTTAAACCCATAGCTGCACCTATCCAAGCACCAAGGCCACAAAAGAATATATAAAACAAAATTATTAAGACATCAAATTTCATAAAAATCACTTATTGAAATCCTTTCTAACGTCTTATGTATGAGTGCTAGTTTTGCAATAGAACTTTAGACAAGTAATATTGTTATTCTTTACATACTTATGGACAAAAAAATGTTTACGCGTTATAATTGTATTATAACGCTGTGTGTTGCAGTGTGTCAAATATTTTGGTGAATATATATTTGGTCTTAGGAAGAGGAGTCGCTTAGTAATGGAAAAAGAAAAACAAGTTGTAGGTGACAATAGGACTAACGATTTTCAGGGATTCGTCCTTGATGATTCGCCAAAAACAGTTGAAGAACAATTGGCGATTATCGGAAGATACCTTGAGCGCAGCGCGCAGGAAAGAGAGAAAAAATAGGTTATTAAAAATTGAATGATTGATACTGAAGCAGATTTTGAGCGAAAACTCAGAGTCTGCTTTTTTCTTCATCCCACTAATTTCTTCCATAAAAAGGATTTTCCCTTCGTTTTGTAGAATTATAAAGTATACCAAACAGTGATATAACTATAAGTCTGTTATAGAGAAAAGGGAAAACTCTGATGGTAAAAATTATTCTACATAAAATTACAAAAGAATATGTTCAATATAGATTTTATCCGGAAGGTGAAGATGGGGAATACGGTATTATTCAAGTTAACCTTGAAAATTATGATTTTGATATTTTAAAAGATATTCCCGGTATATGGGATGCTTATAAATTTCATGCGTGTTCTCATATTAACAAGTTAGTTAGGAATGGAGAATTTCCGGAAGAATCATGGGAAGCATGGTACTGATGATGTGACAAAGCTAATGGATATACGGTTTCATTGCGCCTAAAAATAAAAGGCCTTTTGAGCTTATTTTGTTGACGTAAGCGAATTGATACTATAATGTGCGTTCCGATTTAAAGAATGCTGATTTTGCTTTAGCAATTATTTTCATAGATGTGTTGCATAATGTCAGGTCAGAAAAATATAAGTAAGATTATAGGAGAATATCGAATGATTACAAAAGAGGATAGGGCTAGACAAAAGATTGAGAATGCTGCATATGTAGCTAAGTTGACGGATCCTGAAGCCAAACAGCTAATAGCAGAACATCTTCGCAGAAGAATGGAGATTTTTGAAAAATACGATCCGTACCGAGATACTTTTCCTACAGGTTTAGACGGAGGCTCGCCGGACGAAAATAGAGAGTTACGGGAAGAAGCAAAACGATTTAATGAGGCGTGCAAGCCATACTTTGAAAGAATAAAAGGGAAAAAGTGACCTTGTAAAAATTACATAATTGACTAGGCAAATTTTGAGCGAAAACTTAGAGTCTGCTTTTTTCTTCATCCCACTAATTTCCCCAATAAAAAGGATTTTACCTTCGTTTTGTAGAATTGTAAAGTATACCAAACAATGATATAACTATAAGTCTGTTATAGAGAAAAGGGAAAACTCTGATGGTAAAAATTATTCTAAGCTAAGAAGGCAGAAGTTCCGTATACTAGCTGGTGGATGATTTTGGTATCAATTTTATAAACCTGTAGATCAGTTGATAAAGGAGGGGCTTGGATTGAATTTTAGCCTTCAAAATTTGAGAACAATAATGGATGATAGTAATATCAATAAACATTACTATAGTATTTATCCTGATGAGAATTTCTATACTGAAGTCGTTACCTTTATTAGAAAAAAAGCTGATAAATGGGAAATAGGAGTTAAGGAGAGATGTGAAGATTGCGATATAAAGCAATTTAATACTGAAGCAGAAGCCTGTCAGGCGTTTTTGGAAGAGTTTTACCCAGAGATACTTAATGGCCCAAAATGCTTATAATGTCATAGTATGCAGAGTGTTGGCATATATGTATAAATGCCTTAAAGGTCACGTAGCAAACGGACACGAAAACCGACAGCAAGAATGACGTCAAGGCTATAAAAGGCCACAGGTTTGTCTGAATTTGCAATGTGAAGAAAGTTCACATTGCTTTTTTCTTCTAGTTCGCCTTCGTTGAAAATATTTTTTATGTGCTTACTGATACCGCTGCGCTCTTTGTTAAACAACTCAGCTATTTGTGCCTGTGTCAGCCATACAGTTCCGTTATCAGCATAAAGTTTTATGGCGGCCTTGCCGTCATTAGTGTTATATATGATAATATCAGCCATAAATTTTCTCCTTTAATTTTATATTTTCGTGACGTTGTGAAGATAAAAAAAGGTATGAATATATATTGTATGCGGATTGACCTAATGTTTTTGTGTTTCAGACTTTTTAATATCAATTAACGAAAAAATGTTTACATACTATGATTGTATTATAACGCTATGTGTTGCAGCATGTCAAATATTTTAGTGAATGTATATTTGGTCTTATGAAGAGGAGTCTTTTAGTATGGAAAAAGAAAAACAAGTTGTAAGTGACAATAGAAATAACGATTTTCAGGGATTCGTCCTTGATGATTCGCCAAAAACAGTTGAAGAACAATTAGAGATTATCAAAAAAATACCTTGAGCGTAGCATGCCTAGAAGAGAGAATGAATAGCGTATTTAAAATTTAATGATTGACTAAGCAGATTTTGAGTGAAAACTCGGCATTGGTCCAAATTTTGGGGTTGGGCTGTTACATGAGTGTGGGTCGACCTAGTCCGTAGTTGTGGGTAGACCTATTACAATATGTGGGTCGTGCTAGTA